TTCTGATAATCAAAATTACAGGTAAGTAAAACATGGAACTCAAGTAAAAATACGAAAAAACTACATGATATTTATGTACTGCAAGAAAAGCTTATGTTCTATGTGCCCAAAAAAGGAAGGAACATGGAATTTTTAAAGCTCATAATTTTGATTATCAGAATTACAGTTCTTCCCTGTATTCCAAATTTTTAGGTTGCAAACGTGATTTTTTCAATTGTAAAAGTACCTCCTGTGGTTCTTCTTTCTGTATAAGCGTAAATTACAAAAAAGCATTGCTCATTAATATCGGAAATATCACAAACTAGATCACTGGGTGTCAAAAAATCTATATGTAATCTCCGGATTGTCTTTAATTTTTTTTTATTGGTATTTATAAATTGAACATCACAAAATAAATCTAAGCCATCTGAACCGATATAAACATCTTCAGAGGCTCTAAAAGTAATCGTTCTAAACGGAGAAGCATTAAAGCTCAATTTGTTAACTAAATGGCAGAAATTTCTATGATTCGACTCATCGTTTTTTCCCCAGCAGTGTATACCGCTTGTATCTATACCGTATCCTCCCAGCGCAAGTTCGCTGTTATATTCCTGCACACCTCCGGCGAGGATTCCCGAAAATGTGCCATTTAAAAAGCCACCTGACCTTGTGCCAAATAGGAATAATCAACCATACTTCCCTGGACGCCACAGTAATTAACTCCTGATCGAATATTACCACCATTAAGCCCTATAATATTAGCCACTTCCTGCCGAGTTAGATAAGTCCAGGAATTACCACTGCCATCTGGTTCCCAATATCCATTAGGTATATAGTAGAACAGTCCTTTGTCGTTAAACCCTCCGCTGACTGCTTTTGTGCCAGCCCCACGTACTGGCACAGAAGGACCTGATACTTTCCCAGCGCCATTATGATATCCTTCCGGAATTGCCACCTGTGCATTCATTCCCACAGCTCCGTTCCAGGCTCCCCGCTGAGTGACGGCCGGACCATTTACGTATCCGCCACCCCCGTGATGGCCGTCAGGAATTGTAATTCTACCATTCATTGCTACATTCCCGGTCCAATTTCCCCGCTCAGGCTCTGTTCCAGTCACCGGATTACCTTCTTTATCGACAATTACTTTTCCTGCTCGTACATCGGCTGCTGTTGCGGTAATCATATCCAGGTCCGCGCCTCCGCCACCACCGCCCAGCATTGGTATTACTTTTCCCATAGTCTCACGCTCCTTCCGTCAAAATCTGAAAATCTACTGCCGGTTTCTTATATGCCTTAAAGGTTATTTTCCCATCTGCCACCCCATCCGGATTGCACATCAGGTACCCTGCCGCCTTATTCCAGGCTTTCACCTGTTCTAATGTGGCATTCGCCGGTATGTAAACTCCAAGCACCTTGATATCATCAGCCACGGTGATCCCCGCAGCGTCTACTGTCTGAGTGAACGGGTAAGAACCGCTCCAGCCCGCGGCCGTAAGCTTTAATATCCGGCGGTTTCCCAGTTTATTCACGGCTTCATTTGTTGCATTTATGTCGTTGGCTCCAAACAGATCACCTTCCTGGGTATACACCGTCTCATCCGCAATTCCCGATGTTCCATCTGCATTTGCCGTAATCCGGTACTTTCGGGCTCCGTCGAATAATGCATCTTTGTAATTCGTCTTTAACTTCACTAAATAACGCCTCCATTCAATGTAAACGCCAGTATCTTCCGACCATTCAGTCTACTTTGTATATTACTGTAGATAAGTCTGCACGCCTCTTCAATTCGGTTGAGTTCCTGCCAGTCGATAAATGGCTGATTGTCATAAAACGTCTTCTGATTTCCTACTGCAAATGGATATGTTCCAGCACAAATACGCCCCACATTGGTTTCAAACCGGTTGATCTCATCTGCATAGAAACTATAATCCTCATATGTTTTATCCGCTCCCATATCTTCCAGCGAAAATTCTGGCCAGAGAATAACCGCCTGAGCACGAATCTCATTTAAGTTCCCCTTTATGCGGTTATAATCTTCAACATTGAAAAAATCACTTTCCTGCCAGTCTGTCTTGGGTGTCTGCCACATAGCCAATTTCCCTCCTTGCTTTTATCGTTCCGCTTAGCGCACCATTAAATTTTAGCGTATGGTCATACACCCGCAGGAGCAGGCCCGGCACATATTTATTTTCCAGGAATGCTATGTCGTTGGCGTCAATCCTCGGTTCCCCGCGGTACTGAAGGTCATACTCCCGGTCTGCACGCATGTAGTCTCCGACCCAGTCCGCCAGATCAGCCGCATGAACGACATCGGACACCAGCGGGTTCTCCCACTGTTCCAATCTCCCGGTTGGATTCAACCGCCGGCTGACTCTGGCCTGTGTGACGATATATTCCCGGCCTGTTATCAATACTTCACATGCCCCTGTAACGCCTGTCAGTTCTACGGTGGCATAATAATTGCTGCTGTCCACAATCACCGCCGTCTGGCCTGCCTGAGGCTCTGTAACCGTACAAGACAGGTCATAAGACGGGGCTGAAAAATAGATCGTATACCGGTTATCCGCGGCACTCACGGTGACGGTCTCTTTCGCCAGTTCCTTCACCTCAACGCCCTGGCCATAGAAGGTCCGGACCACATGCAGTTCCCTGACTTTGGGAAGCTGTGTCCCCTTTGGCGTCTTTGTAAGTTCGTGGCCGTATTCCAGCATATAATCCGTACTGTCCCCGAAAATGATGTTATTCAGTATCACCCGGTTATACGGACAGCCTTTTGTGAATTCCAGAACCAGCCGGTCAAACTCCGGAAACTCGTGACTGATAACTGTCATGGCTGTCAGCCCGGATACCATATAATCTTCCCGCGGCTCCCCGGCTAGGCTGGCGTGGAAAATTACCGTGTCCGGATTGTTCCGGCCAAACTCCAAAGTCAGTCCGAAGCATTTATACCGCGCTTCCAGGCTGATTTCTACGGCAGGATTAACCGCAAACGTCCCGTCAGCGCCGGCCGCAGCCTCCGAGATATAACCGGTGTTTAGATATGCCTTCCCTGCCTCTTGACGCGGAAGGAAGTACTGTGTCGGCTGCACATCTGTATAATCTCTGGCTGTCGTGGCGTAAGATTGTTTGGCCTTCTTATCCAGAACCGCTCCGGCATGGCTGAAATACGCCTCATTGTCAGATGCTGCCTCCATGTCCGGTACAAAACTCGATTTCATAAAGATATTTCCGCTCCGGTCCTGATAGAGGATACAGCGCCCGGCATTAGCAATTAATTGCAGCGCTTCCTTATGGGATACCACCGGCATCGGATTGCATACCGACACGTCCTTTAAATAGTTGTCCAGCCAATATGTCCGGCTGTCCACGCCGGCGTCCTTCAGCACATCAACGGCCAGATCATACAGGCTGATTCCTTCCGACCGATACTCTCCCTTATAATAGGTTCCGTCCATGCTTTCAAAGCGGTCCGTTGCAGTAAAGCTCATTTCTTCATCATCTGCTGACCATTCCCTGAGATACACCGTTGCACCCGGCAGCCACTCCACCGTCCCGTTATCCAGTTCCTGGCCGTACAGAACCTTGACCTCCTGCCCGGTTTCCAGGAAATTAACTGTACTCTCCTCATTCTCCACGTCGTACGCACGGTCTTTGTTGTCAATTGTCATATCAAAATCCAGCGCCGGCAGTTCTTCCATGACCGGGCTGATATGCTCTTTCTTTGTGGCTGAAAGGATTTTCCGGTTATCAAAATAGATTCCGATTCCCATGGTCAGCTGGTGGATCCTGAATCTGCTCTGTCCATTGGCCATGGAAGCCGGCACAAACCGCAGGAATGTTGCTCCCTCAAAAATTTCTTCTGTCACAAAATGTCCCGTGGCATTCCCGGCAATCTCAACGGTCTTATTATCAGACTCAATCCGGAAATCTACTGGGTATGCCCGGCCAAACTCGACCGTCAGCCCCTTAATGTCATATCTGATGGGAAACTGTATCTCTATGGATCCCGGAAGATCCTCCGACACAATTCCCTGATTGAGGACTACATCCGCCCTGGCCCGCGGCAGGAAATACATGCTGCCGTCCACCGCGGTGTAATCCTGATCACAGGTGGCATACAGCTCCTGCACCTGGTAATTATCCAGGGGCCATTTCAGGTTGCTGTAATAGGTGTAATTTTCAGGGTGCGGCACATAGGCCGATGATTGCGCTTCCTGGTTAATAACACCGATTGTCACCCGGATATAGGACAATGGGTCCCTGTACTTATTTCTCATAACCTCTTTATACGCCTGGCTTGCCGTCTGCATTACTCCATCACCCCGCAGTCAACAATGTTTACTTTACAGTCCTTGTATAACGTCGGCAGGCCAGAAGGGTCGAACTCCGCCGGCGTCGCCGTCCGGTTCCCCGGGTACATCCGTATGGTCATCATGCGGTTATGTACCATATCGGGAACTTTGGCCGTCACCACGAACTTGTCAAACTCCTGGAGCATGGTCGCCCAAGTCTCAGCCGGCAGAAACTTCCACTGGAGATTTTCAAACTTGTACTGGTCGCGGCCTACACGCTGGCCGATAAATTCCCCCAGTGCATTCTTCCCGTCACTCACGTTTGTAGCAACAACCAGATTTCCCCCAATGTCGGGAGCCGGAAACTCCCGGCCGTTGATTGTAATGACTGCCATACAGCACCGCCTCCTTTACGTTGTTCTTAAGGTGAGTCCGGAACGCTTTTCCAGATCCACCAGTTTCTTTTTAATCTCGCGGATATCAATGTTCACAGTCAAGTCCAGGTTCTCGATCAGTTCAATGATCTTTTTGAGCAGGTCAATCATGATGATTAAGTACTGCTCGCTCATGCCGTCCGGTCTGGCTGCCATTGCAACGGCCTTATCAACCATATCCCGTACTCTCCCGGTGTCTTCATAGCCAGGACTCGATGATCCCACCATTGCCAGACGCGGCGTTACATTGCTTGTCATACTCCTTATGCTATTAACCAATGGTGTAATGGCTGCTCTCATGCCTCCCTGTACCGCCTGCGAGATTCCCTGGGTAATCTGCATATTATTGGCAACCGCTGCCTTACCGCCCCACTTACCAATCATTTCAGGATTGCCATTTTCATTTGCAACAAACATCTGCCCAGATTTTGGGAAACCTCCTGTCGCATGGCCTTTTACACCTGGACCGCTGCTGACATATCCGGTGTCCTTTCCGGGCCCGGAGTTGTCGCTGGCGCTTTCTTCTTCAGCTTCTTCTTTTCCTCGTTTGAACAGATTCTTTGCGCCATCTACAATACCGTCCCAGACACTTCCTACAAAATCTGCAATGCCGCCCAGCC